TTCTACCATGTCTTACCAAGTGCAATGTTTTTTCGCAATCGGCAAGAGGCTAACGCTCGACGTCACTATCCGTAAACTCCCATCCAGACGCGTCTTGTACGTGTTTGAGGTGGATCAGAGTATTTACGGTGATACGGAGGGCGTGATCCATGGCCGTGCGCGTGATGCGCTGACGGACGGCATGGAGAGCCTTGTGGGGGCATTCACGGAGTTGGAAAATTGGTTCCGGATCGATGGCTTCCCACGCCAGGAAAAGCTTGTTCGTCAGTACATCGACGAAATCTTGCTGCCCTGGTCGAAGGAGTGCGTAGACTGGGATTCAAAGTTCAACCTCGTGTATGCGTTTGTCACTGCCACCTCTAACTTGAGCCTGGCGCTTGGCCCTCGTGGTGCTTTGGAACCCTCACTGCAACCTGACAAGGTTCAGTGGGATACCGTTCCGTACACTGCAAAAGGCTTCGCGCCGAGCAAGAGCAAAAGGATGGCTTTCGCGCAGGCTGTTGTATCCCCTGTCACCTCTGCACCGACCCAAGCAGCTGAAAAGCCTGCTGAAGAAGATGTGATGGATGATTCGGGGGATCCAGTTGGGTCAGACGTGATGGATTCGATTCTCGAAGCCCTTGACGGGCTAGAGTTTGACGATCTGTCACCTGATTTGGCTGGGTTGTTCTTAACTCGGGAAGAAATTCTCCGAGACATGCCTGACGAAGAATGGTTTAAGGCGCGAAACGCAGCGCCGTGGTCATTCCGCGAGTGACTCATATAAAGTGGGACCCTTTAATTCCGGGGTGCTTCTCTCTACGTTTCCCACTGCGGCCTGTAAACAGGGCCGCTGATCGGTTGTGAAGCCGGTCTGGGGGACGTACTCCGGTTAATTCTGGAGTAGTCCATGAAAGATAGGTATCGAACACTGTCGTGGCCGGGCATGATGACGGTGTACACCAAAGCTACCGGGAAGAGTGAGTACTTTCCGAACTTTAGCGTGTACAACACAGACATTTTCACGGTACTCGCCCAATATATGGGCCCTAGACCTCGTGGGGCTGTGAAGCCTTTCCACGATCATCGTTTCACTCACTATAATGTGACAGACTATCGAGGCTCAATCCTTGACGACACGCCAAGTACGCAGACGACTCGGACAGGGTGGATTCAATCCATCACAGTTCCTGAAGCTACGTACCCAACGGTTGACTGGGGTGCCTTGAGAAATCGCGCATTAGGCCGCTTATTTTCCGAAGTAAGAGGTGGTGTTGATTTGACCGTCAGCGCCGCTGAGTGGAAACAGACGTCACGGATGTTGAAGGACAATGCTGGTAAAGCACTGTTGTTTGACAGTTACGGTGACCAATACGGAAACATTGTGAAGCAAAACCAACGGAAGGTCGGCGGAAACGCCTACACCAACCGCCATCTGAGTAATGAGACTCAACGTCTTGTGAAAGCGATGGAACGGCGAGTAACACGTCTATCCGTATTTCTCTCGCATTTCAAAACGCCCAAGGACTGGGCGAATCGCTGGTTAGAGACTAAGTACGGATGGATGCCTCTAGTCAAGGACATCTACGAAACTGGTCAACAGCTTATCGACTTGCACAAGTACACGTATGTACGGGTGGTGGGTCGGGCGAGGGAGACAAATGTTGCTATTATCGAGCGGCCCAAACCAGGGCTGAGCGGTGTTGTTGAACGAACATATGTTAGTGATGTGTTCCGCCACAAGATCGTAGCGGAGTTTGCGCTTCGAAATAGCGTCATCCAGAGCCTATCTGGGTACTCTAGCCTTAATCCCGCTAGTATACTCTGGGAAACGTTGCCTTACAGCTTCGTAGTCGACTGGGTAGTCGACGTAGGCGGCTATTTGCGGAACCTTGAAAGTGCCTTACTATTCGGCCATGACTTGAAAAAGTGCTACTCCGTCAGGGGTAGTCTGCGTGATCTTGAAAGCAGCCTCTATGGTGCTTGCTATTATGCAGCTGGTAGTGTCATCGTCTACGATGCGAAAGCTGAAGGACGATGGACCGAAAAGTACCGGTATCTCGATGGGATACTTCCGTCTGTTCCGACAGTCCATGCTAGGTTGGGCTGGCAGCGGCTTATCTCGGCCGCTTCACTCCTTAGCCAGTTTATCGGCAAAGGAAAATGAGACAGAACCGCCGTAATTGGTGGAACAATCCCCTATCTTGTAAGACAAGGAGCCAACTCTATGGCAGCAGTCGCAACCATCGCATTGAGCGACGCACTGGCGACCCCAGTAGTTCACAATTTCATCCCCATCGGCCAGGACAAGAACGGTACCTGGTGGTTCGAGGATCAGAGTCCTGCTTCAGCAATCGGCTACAACCGCATCTCGGTCTCTTTGACGCGATCGGCGCTGGGTGCTTCGGGGCAGGCTTCGGCCGCGAATCGTGTGAATCGGTGCAAGCTGGGGATTTATCTCCCCGTGTTGGAAACGCTTGGGACCAATGACGCGGGGGTTACCCCTCCGCCGACCGTGGCCTTCGTGAATCGCTGCAACATCGAATACAGCATGCCCGAACGGAACTCTCTCCAGAACCGCAAGGATCTGGTGAAGTACTCCGCAAACCTCCCGCTGAATGCTCTTGTGAATTCAGCGGTGCATATCTCCAACCGTTGTACTGATTCCTAGCGGACAATAAAACTCCGCTTAATCCTAAACAACCAAAGAGGTCAATTGCAATGCACAGGCATACAAATGTCACCAGCGAAGCATACTTCGCTTTGTGTAAGCAGGCAAACACACCGTACTCCCTGGGTGCGTGGATAAGATTCCGAGATGACCATAAGTCGTTTCTGGAACTCGACATCAACCCTGGGAATTACATGGAGAATCAGGTTGATCTTTTCAAACTCGATTACGCTGTGTCAGCTTACTTGTCGAAATACAAGGGGCTTGATGTGGATGTCGATAAGGATGAGGTCGCCCTCGGTCGGTTCACTACCTCCGAGCAGGCTTGTTCTGATGCAAACAAGAGGTTATCCCTTGCAAGGCGTCTGGCTATCACGCCAGAACTTAGCGGCTGGTTATACACCGCTAAGAAAAGTATCGCTAAGCTGTTGGGGCCCTTTTCGCTGCATAAGATTGAGCCGTTCTTCGAATGGGGACCGGGTGCGACGTTTGATATACCTAGACGTCGAGCACATCCGGACACAAAGCTAGTGACCACTCCAATCACTGTCGCTAGAAAGGCTCTTGGGCTCGCCCGAGAGTTAATCCAGCGGGATCTTCATTGGTCCGAAGCTCTACTTGGTGTGATGCCCGAAGGGGCATTCTCTTTGCTTCCACACATTTTTAAGAGTGTGGAGACTTGTAGAGTGGAAACAGTGCCTAAAAACTCGAAGACTAATCGAGTCATAGCAGTTGAGCCGACTATGAATCTGTACATCCAAAAAGGTGTCGGAGGCTATTTTCGTGCAAGACTTAAGTCTGTGGGAATTGACCTGGATGACCAGGGGGTGAATCAAGTGTTGTGCTCAAGGGCGCTTCAACTGTCACTCGCGACCATCGACCTAAAGATGGCGAGCGATTCCATGTGCCGAGAGCTCGTCTATGAGCTCTTACCCTATGAATGGTGGTCTTTTCTTGACACCATCAGATCTGCCGAAGCCCTGCTTCCAAGCAAATCTGTCATCCGACTCAACAAGTTCTCCTCAATGGGGAACGGTTTTACGTTTGAGCTCGAGTCACTGATATTCTGGGCACTCGTGTCCGCAGTATCTGGTGAAGGGAAGATCTTTTCTGTGTATGGTGACGATATCATCTGTGAAAAGCAGGTGGCCAGCGATGTAATACAGTTGCTCGGGTTCGTCGGATTCCAGACTAACGAGGAGAAATCCTTTGTAGACGGTCTGTTTTACGAAAGCTGCGGGGAGCATTATTTCAATGGTATACTCGTGACCCCGCCATACCAGAAGGAGGTGTATGACCAACAAACCGAGTACTTCCGTGCTCACAATAGGCTTGTGCGGTGGGCGGCCCGTGTTAATGTGGAAACACATGCACACAAACCGTTCTTCCGTGCGGCCGACAGCGGATTTAGTCGTTGCTATCTACCCCTTGGGGCTGAGAGTGACGATGGATTCCTTGTGGACACTACGACTCTGGTCGCTGCTGCGAAGGGCTTCTGCCCTAATCGTGGTTGGCGTGTTGCTTACGCTTATGCTAGAAAATCCGAGTATCCAGTCTTGGATTCTGCATATCTGGCAAATTCCTTACGTAGAAGCTGGATCTTTGGTGACGTAGCGCCATCCCCTCAGTGGGTAAACATCATCGAAACCCGTGAGGGCGATGATGGGCGTTGCAAACTAGAGCTAGAGCAAACCATGAGAAAACATGGCGTAAAGGAAGGTATCCCGTGCGTGAGCATAGGGTACCGCTGGGTCATCCCAGCAGGAGTGAGTCCGATCAGAACTCGATAATCTGATCGTGAGGTGGCCATCGTGGCATAACATGGGA